ATAATATGCAAAATGTAAAAGCTGAAATCGGTAAAACAAAAGGAAAATTCCCTGAAAGATTTTTTATTGTTAAGGTGTATATTCCTGTTGAAAATGGTTCTTCAATGAAAATATCGTTTTTTAATGGAAAAACAAAAACTGAAGCAAAACATAATGCTGAAAAGGCAATGAAAACTTTGGGATATAAAATAAAATTTAAGGTATAATATGCAACTCCCATTCAATTTATACATTTATTATGATGGTAATAATAAAGGATTGACTTTAGGCGGGAATTATCCTTATAAAGTTAGGATTAATGCTACTGAAGTAGAATGGATTCCGATATATGATGAAGGCGATTATCGTTATATGATGAGAAATAAGTCTGAAATTTTCAAATACAACGAAAACGGCGATACCTTTGATGAGGTGTCTTATTATGAAGCGGAATACTCTACTGTCATTCAAAGCGACGATGAAACAGGAAACCCAATATATAATATTGTTGAAAGGTTTTATAATCCGTTAGATTGTAATGCTGGAATTTTAATATCATTTCCATATTATCTATTTGTAATCAAACAATACGAGGAACTATTCTAATGAAAACATATATCTTATTTATGATAGCGCTATTATTAACCGGTTGCGCCACATACGCACCATATCCACATCATTATCGCGGCTATTATTACGTCCCACACCATCATCACCATTACTCTCGCTGGTGACATTATGAACGAAGTTACTGATTCAGAAGTTGTAATATTATTTTCGTTATTCGTGACGTGGGTGTTTGTTTATTTTATTTGGGATGATGGTCAATGAAAAGAGTATTTTTAGGCGGCACGTGTAACGGTTCAACTTGGAGAGATAAATTAATTCCTATGCTTGATATCGAGTATTTTAATCCTGTTGTTGATGACTGGAACGAAGAAGCTCGACTTGAGGAGTTAACTCAACGAAATGAGTGTGACTTTGTACTATACGTTATTACACCGGAAATTAAAGGCGTTTACTCTATAGCTGAAGTCATTGATGATTCTAATAAGCGCCCATGGAAAACCATATTCGCAATTCTGTTAGAAGATACTGAATTATTCGACCCACAAATGCTCCATTCGCTTTATGCAACTGCTGATATGGTTAAACTGAATCTGGGTTCTGTATTTTATTCATTAGAATGTGTAGCGGATTACCTTAATGAGCAAACCTAAATGGGAAGATGCCCCAAACTGGGCGCGGTATTTATGCAAAGATACTGACCATAAATGGCACTGGTTCGAGTTTTCTCCAACCTTAGTAGATGGAAAATGGATAACTGAATTTAAAACCAAACGTCTTTTTGTTCAAAAGTTTAAGACCTCTATTTCTCCAGAAAATACCTATGAAACTCGTCCCCAAAAATTTATTTACAAATAAGGAATATTATGTTTTTATTAGATATAGAGACAACTGACACCGAATCTACTGCGGTTGTATTATCCGCCGGTATGGTTTATGTTGACGTTGATGCGTCTTACGAAAGTTTGATTCAAAATGGGGTGTTTGTCAAATTTGATGCTAAAGAACAAATTCAAAAATATGGTAGAACATCATCTAAAGATACTATGGAATGGTGGTCTAAACAATGTGAACAAGCAAAAGAGTTTAGCATATACCCACATAAAAATGATGTATCGGCGCTTACCGGTATTCAAATCATTAAAGATTGGATGAAAAGCAAAACGCCTAATCCAGAAAAAGAACAGGTATTCATTAGAGGTTCGTTAGACCAAATGGTTTTTGACAGTTTATGTAAAGCAGTAGGCGTTGAAAGGATTACCACATACAACATGTATCGTGACGTTAGAACCGCCGTTGATTTATTACATTCTACTTCCAAAAATGGATATTGTGAAGTCAAATTTGAAGGATTCAATAGAGATAATGTATTAAAGCATCACCCTACAGCAGACTGTGCCTTAGATGCTATGATGATAGTTCATGGTGTGTAGGTTTACTTTAGGCAACAAACAAAGTATAATTAGTCTTTTTGGTAAGGAGTTTTGATGTATAAAAACGTTTTTAAATATGGCGATAAAATTTATTGTGTATCCACAAGTGGCACAGATGTTGTTGATTTTAAGCCTACTCTTTACGTCAGCGCATCTAAAGATAAGTCATCTGAGTTTAAAACCTTATTGACAGGTGAATCTGTTTATCCTATCCAGCCAGGAACGATGAAAGATACAGATAAATTTATAGATGATTATAAACATGTCAGCGGCTTTAGTGTACATGGGTGCACTAATTACACAAATCAGTTTATCCGTTCAGAGTTTCCAGGAAAGATTGATTTTGATATGGATGATATTAGGGTATTAGCGATTGACATCGAGACTACTGTAGGAAAAAATAAATATGATGATTCACATATAGTTAATGTACGAAAAAAATAGTTATTTCAATATCGATAGCTAAATAATATTTTACTTATTGAGTATCGATATGAACTACGCTAAACATTACACAGCATTGATTGAAAGAGCTAAACTTAGACAATACCAATCAGACGAATACGTTGAAAAGCATCATATTATCCCTAAATGCATGGGCGGAGATGATAGTGAATCTAATATAATTGCGCTTTACCCTAGAGAACACTATATTGCTCATGCATTACTGATGATGCAATATCAAAATACTGCATTTGCTTCTAAATTGACTTGTGCCTTTAGGTTTATGTCTGTAGATTCTCACAATGGAAATAGGATAAATAACAAAAGATATGATCTCGGTAGAAAACTATTTTCTAAAAACCATCCATGTAAACAAGAACACGTTAAACTTAAAATTAGTGAATCTTTGATTGCACACTATGCAACTCGTGTATCTAAAATCAAACCAACTATTGAAATATTATGTGAATGTGGGTGTGGAGAAATAATAATTAAACATATTGATTCTCAGCAAAGATTTATACTGAACCATGCACAAAAGGTTAACAATGCAAAGGAAGAACGTAAACAAAGACAAAGTATAGCAATTAGCCAATTTTTGGATTCTCTTTCTGAAGAAAAAATGTCATTAAGAATGAAAAATTCAGTCGGTTCAGCTGACCATGTTAAACGAGGATTAGCCATATCTAAAGGTAAAAGCGGCAAAAAAACTAATCAAGTGCAGATAGAAATAGAAAAATACGGTAAAATGTCTGAAGAAGAATTCGCATCACATATCAACGGCAGAAATGTGCGAATGGTAACCAGAATGACAAATAGAAGGAAAAAATATTTTGAACAAAATGACGATAAAAGAATTCAACCAACTTGACAATAATTATGAGTATGAGGTGTATGATGAAGAAAAAAAGGAATGGGTAGATTTTAACGTTAGTTGTTATACAAAAATAGATGGAGGGTTTCCTGATTATAAAAATCCGGTTGAAGAAGTATTACTTGTCACATTGATTGACTTTAACACAAAAACCAAACATACATTTGGCTGTAATAACTACACGTCCGATTTGACTAATTACCATCATTTTGATAGTGAAAAGGCGCTACTTCGCGCAGTCGTTGACTTTTGGAAAAATGACTATCCTGATATTATTACCGGTTGGAATTCAAACTATTTCGATATTCCATATCTGTATAATAGAATGGTAAAGGTTATCGGCAAAGATTATGCTAATAAACTATCACCATTCAGTATAGTTAAAGGAGCGCCACCCAAAAGTCCATCAGGTAAGGCTTTTCTTAAAGAGGGTGAAGATAAAAATATCACCATCAGATTGTATGGTATCGCAAATTTAGATTATATGGATTTGTTTAAAAAGTATGCTCAGACTAAGTATGAGTCTTACAGGTTAGATTTCATCACGCAGGAAGTATTGGGTCACGCTAAACTTGAACATAACGAGTTTGATGGGTTTAAACATTTTTATCTTGGTATTCCTATTCCTGATAAAGACGGTAATGATATTCAAAAGTTAGCCTATGAACAATCGTTGTTGCCAGAAAATAGTGCTGATTATAATAGACTGGGCAGTGTAATTAAGCAGTTATCATGGAATAAGTTTGTAGACTATAACGTAATCGATACAGAGTTGATTACTCAGCTTGAAGATGAAAAAAATATGGTTCGTCTTCAAATTGGTATTGCATACGCGGCTAAAATTAATTATGAAGATGTATTCTCGCCTGTGGGTATTTGGGAGTCGCTATCGTACAATTATCTTGCTGATAAAAATATTGCTATTCCTTTACACAAACGTTCAGCTAAAAAAGAACAGTATCGCGGCGCGTATGTTAAAGAGCCAAAAATAGGTAAACATAAATGCGTTGCGTCATTCGACTTGGCATCTCTGTATCCTCATTTGATTCAGCAGTATAATATCAGTCCTGAAATGTTAACTGGTGTATTTCTTGACTTTGATACAGAATACTTTGTTGACGAGAAACCTTTACCTAATAACGGGTTGGCTATTTCTGGTTCTGGTTGGTGTTTTAAACGTGATACACAGGGGTTTATTCCTGCTATTATGGAATTATACTATAATGAAAGAAATACGGCTAAAAAGGAAATGCTTCAGTTAGAGCAACAGTATGAGCTGACTAAAGATAAAGAAATGGGTAAACGTATTGCCATTTTATCTACTATGGAGCAGGCGTATAAAATTGGTATCTTGAACTCAGGTTATGGTGCGTTTGGTGAAGCCAACTTCTTGTTCTTCGATATTAAACTTGCTGAAGCGATTACGATGTCTGGTAAACTGGCGGTGTTGTGGGTAGGTAAACATGTATCTAAAAAAATTAATCAAGTTTTAGGTACTACGGGCGTTGATTACATTTTGTACAGTGATACAGATTCTATTTATGTTGCGTTAGATAACGTTGTACAAAATTCTCCCGTGAAAGATAAATCGACTGAAGATATTATTAACTTTATGGATATGTTCTGTAAAAATATTATACAGCCTACCATTACAGAATGTTATGATAATCTTGCGGCTTATACCTACGCATATGAAAATAAAATGTCTATGAAGCGAGAAGTATTAGCTGACGTTGGTATTTGGCATGGTAAGAAAAAATATGTACTTTCTGTGTGGGATTCAGAGGGTGTTAGATATGCTAAACCTAAGAAAAAAGTCATTGGGTTGGAGTTGGTTAAATCATCTACACCAATCAAAGTTAAAGAGTCGTTACGCGATTCGTTAGATATCGTATTGTATGGTAAAGAATCTGATTTACAAAAACATGTGTCTAAATTTAAAGACCGGTATAATTCATTTACAGCTGAAGAAATTGCTATTCCGACTGGGGTTAATGGGTGTAAAAAGTATGCCGGAGATTCTTCTGTTTACTTATCTGGTACTCCAATTGGTGTAAGGGCGGCGCTATTATACAATTTCTATGTTAAACAAAAAAAGCTAGATAAGCAGTATGAGTTGATATCAGATGGTAATAAAATCAAATATTTGTATCTTGATAAGAAAAATCCTATTAAAGAAAACGTCATTGGGTTTAATAACGTATTACCGCCAGAGCTAGGTCTACACAAATATATCGATAAAAATACGATGTTCACTAAATCGTATACGAATTTAATGGATATTTTAATTGCGCCGTTAGGTTGGACGGCTGAAGAAAAAGCGACACTTGAGGATTTTTTCTGATGAATGAATTATATTATATTTTACAAGAAGAATGCGGCGAGGTTATCCAAGCTGTATCTAAGATTTTACGGTTTGGATATGATGATGAGTATAAAGGCGTTAAAAACTCAACGAGGTTAACAGAAGAACTTGGGGATTTATTGGCGATGATATATCTATTAGAGGAAAATGATTTAATAGATTTAGAGGAAGTGTTAAAATGTTCTGAAAA